AATTCTGGATGTAACACTTATACCATTATTAGAAGCATTAGCTGGCGCAGCAGAATTTGTTATGAACGCATTTGGTATATTGACTGCTGGACAAGAAGAGTACTTACGTTCTGCTAAAACTGCTCAAGGAATTATTTTTAGATTAAACGAAGCAATCGCAGCTGGAGTTCCACCACAAGAAGCTTACAACATAGCTTTACAAGAAGGTAAGGATATAGGAATCGAACAACAAAAAGTTTACGATGATATGACACAAGCAGCTTTTGGATTTAGTAGAGCTAGACAAGATGAAATAAGAGAAACTATTGCTGCTAAAAAAGCACAGTTAGAAAATTTAGAAGCACAAAAAGCAGCAAGTTTTCAATCATATCAATTAGAAACTGGCATAGAAAGAGTTGCTGAAGAAATCAGACTTTTAGAAGGAGAGCTAACTTCAAACATTTATAAAATGTACTCTTATGAACACGCAACTGGCGCTGCTACAGGTGGTACAGATGGATTTACAGATTCTACAGAAGAGAACACCGATGCTTTACAAAAGAACTCAATAGAATTAGATGAGAATACACAAAAAAGATTAAACGCTAACGCAATAGCTAACGAAAGTATTGCTGCGATGTTAGGTTTAGTCAACGCAATACAAAACGTTATGGAAATTGAAGGCAGACAAGCTGCTGAACAAGAAAAACTTAATAAACTTTATGCAAAGCGTGCTGAACTACAAAAGATTATTAACGAAGAAGCTGGTAAAGGCGAAGTCCAGACTGCATTAGAACTAGCGCAAATATCTAAACTTAAAAAAGAAGAAGAAGGTTTATTAAAACAACAAAAAGATGGATTAGACCTTAAATTAGAAATTGCTTCTGCTGAATTAGATTTAGCTGATGCAATTATGCAAAGAGATGAAAAAGGCGAAGAAGCTGATGCACGAGATGAACTTAATATTAAACAACAAAAATTTAGATTAGAAGAATTAAAAAATAGACAAGCAACTTCTAAAGATGTAACAATAGAACTTGCTAACGTACAACAGAATTTAGCAGATGCAATAACTAACTCGACTATGTCAACACGTACTTATATGCAAGCATCAGAACAAATGAAAAAATTAAATAATGAAATAGCAACACAAACAGTTGCAAGAAATGAAGCTGCAATCGATACAGATGCAGAGAGATTAGAACTTACAGAAGCTAAGTTAAGTATGGAAGCTGCATTACTTACCGCACAAGATAGGGCAGTAATGGGTGAAGCAAGGTCAACATTAGCTAGAGTGTTAGGATTAGATACCGCTGGCATTAACGCACTATTCAAATCATTAGGACTAGATACTAGCGCTTTTGATAGAATATCAAATATAAAACCACTTAGAAGTATGTTAACTGATGAAGATAAAAAATTCTTAGGTGGCGATGATGATTCTTCTTCTGGCGCAGGCGATAGAACAGAACCACCCGCAAAGCAACCAGAAAGTGTTGCAAAAGTATTGGCATTAGGTGGCGCAAATTTAAGTAAAGGTATGGCAAACGTAAATGGTATTAATTTGACTTCATTAGAAAATGCAGCTTTATCTGATACCGCAAAGAACCTATTACCTATGTTAGATTTAGCAGACCAAGCAGCATTAAGAAGTTCTGCGGTTAATCAATTCCTTGCACCAACAGTAGAAAATAAAATATACATAGATTCATCGTTAGATGCTGAAGCAAGAGCAGATAGAAACATGAAAGAAATTAACGATAGATTACAAGTTAACAATCGATTTAGAGTAATTTAATGAGTGTTGTAGTTACAATCGGTGGCACTAATTACGATGCGTTAGAAAACAAATTAATAATTGATGATAACGCAGAGCGTAGGTCAAGTGCAATCATACATATTTTTGATGGTAAAGATGGCGGTTCTTTTTACAATTTTGAACCATTTCAATCAGTTCAAGTTACAGATACTAATGGAGATATAGCATTTAAAGGTGTAATTATTAAACCAGTAGCGCAACTTATCAGTCCAACACAAAGAATCTGGAAACTACAATGTGCAGATAATCATTTCTTTATTGACAAAAGAATTGTTGCACGTGGATATACAAACTCTACTGCTGGAGATATTGTAAGAGATTTAATTAGTAATGTATTTAGCGCAGAAGGTGTTACCGCTGGCACAATAGATGATTTGGCAGTAGTTGACCAGATGGTTTTTAACTATGTTAATGGAGATAGAGCGATGAGAACTTTATCTGAATACACAAACGCAGTATGGTACGTTGATGAAAATAAAGCATTACATTTTTATGAGCGTACTTCTAACGATGCACCATTTACAGTTCGTGATGCAGATGTATTAACAAATCCTATGCCATTTTTTGATAAAGCAAACTTTAAATATCGTAACAGTCAATTTGTAACAAATGTTAAAAACGTTACAGATACACAAGAAGAGTTTTTTATAGGAGATGGTACAAGACAAACATTTAACGTTGGTTATCCATTTAACGAGATACCAACAGTTGAACTTAATACTGGTTCTGGATATGTAACTCAAACAGTAGGTATTCGTGGTACAGATACTAGTCAACAATGGTATATTGCTTTAGGTTCTACAGAGTTATTGCAAGAGTTTACAGATACTGCAATAGGAAGTTCTGATTCTTTACGCGTAACTTATAAAGGTCAATATCAATTAGTAGCATTAGCAAGAGATGATGCTGAAGTAGATAGAATAGCTGCGTTAGAAGGTGGAAGCACAACTGGTTATGTTGATGCTGCAACTACACAATCTGGTATTAAAGGTTCAGAAGCTGCTATTGATGTAGCTGCTAGTTACCTAGATAGATTTGCACAAACAAGTACATTACTTAGTTTTACTACTACTAAAAATACTCCAGAAAGATTAAGAGCTGGACAAGTATTAGATTTTCAATTATATGACCAAGATATATCTGGAATATTTCTTATTGACCATGTACGAATAAGATTTAGAAATGGTATTACATTTTATGATGTTAAGTGCGTTGCTTCTCCACCAGAATATACTTTTGAATCATTTATTAGAGATATAGATGACAAGATTTCTGATGCGTTTATTGAAATATCTGAAAACATAGATACAGAAGAAGTATTAGTTGTTAGAGCTGATGGTGGCACAGAAACTGCTAGTATATCTGAAGTAGATGTTGAAACAGTATTGGCATGTCCATTACCTAGTAACTCAACATTTGTAAGTGGGAGTTTAGTTGTATGTTAAATTGGCAAGGAACTTTAAATATAAAAGCTTTTGATAAAGATGGTAATTTAGTTGATGAACAAAATTTTAAAAATTTAATTACATCTGCTGGTAAAAACTTATTAGCTGAAGCTTTAAGAAATAATGCTATTGACTGCGAAATTAAATATATTGGTATAGGTTCAGACAATACTGCACCTACTACTGCTGATACTACGTTAGGTAATGAAACTTTTAGAAAAGCAGTAACAAGTCAAATAGCTGGTGGTACTGGAATTACAATTACTAATCTTTATGTAGCGCCAGAAGAAGCAGTAGGAACTATTGAAGAAATAGGTTTTTTTAGTGGTGCTTCTGCATCTGCAACAACAGATTCTGGAGTTATGTTCGCAAGAGTTTTATATAGTCGTACAAAAACTGCGGTAGAATCCATACAGATAGAAAGGACTGATACTATTGGCTAATATTGAATCAAATTATACACAACAGACATGGGTAGCTGGCGCAACACCATTAAGTGAAGCTGCTTTAAATAATATTGATGCTGGATTAGAAGATGTTAAGAAGTATGGTTTTTTCAAAAATGGAACTACTATAAATAGCAACATAACCTTACCAAATGATGGTTATAATTATTCGGTAGTAGGAGAAGTTGATATAGCAGACACTTACACTTTAGTAGTAGAAGGAAAATGTAAAATATTATGAGTGAAATACAAGTTGACCAAATAGCAGGTTCGACAGGTACTATAGTTACCATTAAAAGTGGACATACACTTACATTAGTAGAAGATTTAGATGCTGGTACTGCTAAGTTAACTAACTTAGGAGAACCAACTGCATCGAGTGATGCTGCAACAAAAAATTATGTTGACACACAATTATTAACATTAGATACATTAGGAGAATTATCAGATGTAACTATTGCATCAGTTGCAGACAATGAAGTTCTTGCTTATGATTCAGTAGCAGCTGGATGGATTAATCAAACTGCTAGTGAAGCTGGTTTAGCAACTTCTGGAGATTTAACTTCTCATACTTCAGATACTTCTAACCCACATAGTGTTAGCGCTGCACAAGTTGGCGCAACAACAACATCAAATAAAATAACAGACTTTACTGCACCAACAAGTGATTTAGATATGAATAGTAATAAAATTACTAGCGTATCAGACCCAACACTTGCACAAGATGCTGCTACTAAAGCTTACGTTGATTCACAAGTAGCTACAAAAGATGCTTTATCAGAATTAACTGGAGATACTGATGATGTAGCTGAAGGTTCTTTAAATCTTTATTACACAGATGCAAGAGCGCAAGCATCTATAACAGGCGGTACTGGCATTACAAATACTGCTGGTACTTTATCAATAGATTTTACAGAATTTGACACAGATTCAGTTGTTGAAGGTTCTACTAATTTATTTTATGCAAATTCATTAGTAGATACACATTTAACAGGTGGTAATGGTATAACCTACAGTTCTGGAACTATATCAGTTGACATTAATGGCGCAACTGATGGTACTGCAATTTCAGTCGATTTAGCAAACGACTTAGTTTTGTTGTATGATTCAGATGCTGGTTCAGTTAAAAAAGTTAAAGCTAATCAAGTAGGCGGTGGCGGTGCTGCTTTTTCTGAATTTTTATTAATAGGCGCATAGAAAGGATAAATTATGGCAAACGCATATAAAGTATTAGGACAAGTAGGAGATGCTTCACTTAATGATGTAACACTATATACATGTCCAGCTTCAACTGAAACAGTTATAAGCACTATTGTTATATGTAATAGAGAAACTGCTGCAAATACATTTAGAATTGCAGTTAGACCAGATGGTGCAACTTTAGCTAACGAACACTACTTAGCTTATGATGTAAATATTGATGCTAGCGATAGTGTTACCTTAACATTAGGTATTACAGTCAACGCTACAGATTTAATAACAGTCGGTGCTAGTGATGCTAATGTTAGTTTTTCAGCTTTTGGTACAGAAATTACATAAAAAATGGCACTTTCTAAATTTACAAAATCTGGCGTTTATGGCGGTAAGTTTAAGTCTGCCAATCAAGTTAATGATAACCCAGCATTTAATGATATTCAATATTTAGTCATAGCTGGCGGTGGCGGTGGCGGTTCTGGTTATTCTGGCGCTGGCGGTGGTGCTGGTGGCTATATTTCTTCAAATGATGAAGATTCTAATTCTGGAGATAGTAGCGCTTTAGAAAAACCTTCTTTTTTAAATTTTGAAACTAACTACACAGTTACAGTAGGCGGTGGCGGTGGCGGTAGTGATAGAAATTATAATTCTAATAATGGTGGTAATAGCGTATTCGCAAGTATAACCGCAATAGGTGGCGGTGTTGGTTCATCCAATGGTGGCGCTGCTGGCGATGGCGGTTCTGGTGGCGGCAAATGGGGCGGTGGCGGTTCTGGTACTGCTAATCAAGGTGGCGATGCTATATCTGGTGGCGGTGGTGGCGCAGGTGGCGATGCTTCAGATAAAAATGGTGCTGATGGTTTAGAAAGTAATATTAATGCTTCTGCTACAACAAGAGCAGGCGGTGGCGGTGCTTCTTTTGCTAACTCTAACGCTTATGGTTTAGGTGGTGCAGGTGGCGGTGGTCGTGGTACTGAAACCAACGAAACTTATGGCTATGGTGGTAGCGCAAACACAGGTTCTGGCGGTGGTGGTAATGGAAATGGTGCTTACAACACTAGATATTCTGGTGGTGGTGGTAAAGGCATTGTTATATTAAAATTTCCAAAAAAATACACTATAACTGTCGGTGCAGGATTAACTTATACTAATGTTGAAAATGGCGAAGATAGAATAGTTACTTTTACAAGTGGAACAGGTAATGTTAGTTTTTCACATTTATAGGAGATATTAATTATGGCATATTACGCATTTTTAGATGAAAACAACATAGTAACAGATGTAATTAGTGGTATAGATGAAGATGATTTATCTACACTTCCAAGCGAATTTAATTCATGGGAAGAATTTTATGGCGACTTTAGAGGGCAAACTTGTAAAAGAACTTCTTACAATACTATAGGTAATACTCATAGAGATGGTGGTACTGCTTTTAGAGGTAATTATGCAGGTATTGGTTATATTTATGATGAAGCAAATGATGTATTTTACCCACCACAAATATACACAAGTTGGACTTTAGATACTAATACATGGTTATGGAAAGCACCTATTGACTTACCAGATGACCCAGATAACGAATATTTTTGGAACGAATCTACACAAAATTGGGATATACAAGACAATATAGTAACTGATTAGCTACAATAGGTTTATGCCACAAGTAAATATTTATCCTAAAAATAAGGAATACGAAAATCTTTTAAAATTATTCCCAATACAATCTGCAAATAAATTTTTACCTAATTGGTATAAAGAAATGAAAATAGGTAGCGAAAAAGAAAATAATATAAATGCAAAAAATTGTCCTGCTATACAAGATTTAATTACTACAGGTTTTGTTATACCTTTATGGTCTAATCTTAGATTTGAAACAATTAATGAAGATGATAACACAATTACTCATAATTGGTTTATGTCTGCTACAGGATTAGGTAATGGTTCAAATATGGATGAGTGGATTAGCAAACATGATTTTGGACAAACTATAGGTATGGATTATGGTAAATTAGCTGAAGGCAGTACGTTAAAAATTAATTGTCCTTATGTTATTGAAGTTCCAGATGGTTATAGTATTTATTATTATGACCCATTTTATCATTTTAGAAAAGACATAAGATGTTTAAGTGGAATAGTTGATAATGATAAATTTGGCGAAGTAAACTTCCCATTTGAAATATTAAAAGATAATTTTTACATAGAAGCAGGAACACCACTTATACATTGTATAGTTTTTAAAAGAGATAATGAAAAACTTGAAATAATTAATAATGAATTTAGTCAAGAAAATTTTGAAAAAAGTCAGTTAAAGCGTGATGAATTAGTAGTAAGTAGAACGCACTATAAAGATTTAAAAAATTAATATGCACAAATTATTTAATAAATTTAAAAGAATAGATGTAATCTATGGAATTTATACTGAAAGAAATACTCCAAGTTCATTATTCCCAAATGTAACTGAAACAAAAACAAATTATGATTTAAAATGTCCAGCAGTAAATGCAACAAGTGGTAAATACTATGAAGTTAATTCTTTTATAGATGTAGATTTAGAATTTAATGTAAATAAAGAAACTGATAATTTAGATTTTAAGTACAATTTTAATACATCTTTACATCCTACATTTGATACAGTACATGATTTAATAAAGTCGCACATAATTACAGGAAAAAAAGATAACCAATATGATATACAAATACTTTTACCATATTTATTTTTGACTGATGATAAAGAAATTGAAATTACAACTTTAAGTCCTAATTTACCAAGTGAAAATTTAAGTTTTATTGGTGGTAGTTTTAATATTTACAGTTGGGCAAGAAGTTTAAATTCATCTTATGTATTAATAGATAACAATAAATCTGCAAAATTAAAATTATCTATAGATAAACCAATGCTTAAATTCTTTTTTTCTAAACCAATAAATCTTGAATATAAAATGTTTAATGATAAACAATTAAAATTTATTAAATCTAATTACAACATAGTTAAATATAGAAATAATATAAATAAAATTTACAAAACACATTTAAAAAGACGACCTAAAAAACTTCTTTAGATAATTCTATGATATAATCTCCAACATGGATTATGTAATTGGATTTTTATTAGGTTATTTTTTCAAAGAAGCTTATAAACTTATTAAAAGAATAAGCGACTATGACTGGCAAAACAGAAATTTTTACAGTAAAGCTTATTACTGGTCGGATTACGATTATATAGATTTAAAGGAAGATGACTTACCATAATGTGCATGGTTAATAAAAAAGAAGATGGTTCTTTTGTGCAGATATGTAACTGCGAACATGGTAGTGAGTACTGCAAGAACAATGAGTAATTCAGAAAACAATTATACCCAAAAGGAAATGACCGCAAAGATTATGCTGGATATTGAAAAGATTTTTAACAAATTAGATGAACTTCAAAAAGATATAAATACAAGACCTACTAGAGCGGAGATATATGGATGGATAATCGCTGGAATATCCATCGCAACACTTGTAAACGTTTT